TCTGACTTGATGGAGACATTTGAGAAGATGATTGAAATGGTGGGACAGCACGAAAAGAACAATGTTCCTAAAGAACTAGCTAAAGAAGGTTCTGATGAGCTAACTAAGGAAGTAGAAAAAGAGGTTGTTGAAATGGCAGCTGAGCAAGAAGTGGTAGTCCACTCTCCTGATTCAGTTGAAAAGGAAATCACCAAAATGACCTATGGAAAACAAGGTGATTCAGTACAAAGTAGAATATGGGATGTAATTTCTCAAAATTAATAACAATATATAATGGCAACAACTGAAACAATTACCACAACCTATGCTGGCGAATCAGCTGGGAAATACATATCAGCAGCTTTACTACAAGGTGACTCCATTAGAAATGGCGCAGTAAGCGTTATCCCTAATGTCAAGTACAAGCAAGTAGTGAACACTATGGCTCTTTCGGGAATCCAAGCTGATGCAACTTGTGACTTTACCGATGTAGGTACTGTTACCGTTGCGGAAAGAATTATCACACCTAAATCCTTACAGGTCAACCTTAAACTCTGTAAGCAAAACTATCGTGATACATGGGAAGCTATCCAAATGGGATACTCTGCACATGATAACCTTCCACCTAAATTCTCTGATTATCTATTAGGCTTGGCAGCTGCTCAGGTAGCAAGCGAAGTAGAAACTAATATTTGGAGTGGTGTTGAAGCTACGGATGGTGAATTTGGTGGACTTGAAGTTGCATTGGCAACTAACGCAGCACAACCAACAGGATTTGAAGTAGCTGGAACAACTCTATCAGCAGCTAATATCATAGCTGAACTAGGTAAGGTAGTTACTCCAACAAGTGCAGCCTTGTACAAAAAACCAGGTTTTGCAATTAGGATTCCAGTAAGTGCTGAGAAATTCTACATTGCCGCACAAGCCGCTTTGGGATACTTAGACAGATTCCATGTTGATAAAACAGCATTGAACTTCCAAGGAGTTCCATTAATCGTTTGTCCGGGAATGTCTGATGATGTAATGATAGCCACTTATGATGATAACCTATGGTTCGGTACAGGTATCCTATCTGACCAAAACTTAGTTAAGGTCATTGATACTGCTGAAACTCTTGGTGACGAGAATGTAAGGATTATAATGAGATATACCGCTGGTGTACAATTTGGAAACGGTGCGGACATCGTAACATACGGTATCACTAACGGAGCTAACTAGAAATTAGTCTAACTAACAACCATAAAGAGGGGTGGCTTGGATTATTCCACCATCCCTTTTTTAGGTAAAAACAATAATAAAAATGGCATGTGATTTAACATTAGGGAGACTAGAACCTTGCAAGGATTCGGTAGGAGGGCTTAAAGCCATCTACTTCGTGAATCATGGAGATATAACAGCATATACACAGGCGGCTACAGATGAGATTTCTGCTGTAACAGGCACACCTTCCGCATATCAATATGATATAAAGAGTGCATCTTCATTTACGCAGAACATACAGTCCGATAGAGCTACAGGGACAACCTCCTTTGAGCAAGTATTGGAATTGACATTGAAGAAATTAACTGTGGCAGACCATAAGGAATTAAAACTACTTACATATGGTAGACCGCATGTATTGGTAGAAGATTACAATGATAATATCTTTATCGCTGGTTTGGAACATGGAATGGAAGTAACAGGGGGAACTATAGTCTCTGGTGCAGCAATGAATGAATTATCAGGATATACATTGACGTTAACTGGGATGGAAAGATTACCAGCTAACTTCTTCGATGATACTCTTGCAACTATTGGATTTACAGTAGTAGCTGGAACTTAAAATCTTGTTTGTTTTCATGGTTTGGATTGCCTCTCTATTAAACGTAGAGGGGCTTTCTTTTTAACACCATAAACTTAACCATTCTGGTTTTTGCGAATCCGTATCAAAATACACTGTTTCCCATCCTAAAGCTATCCTTCTAACACCTAACTTAATTAATCTAGACACTAGCTTCATCCTCTTTTTAGGATTCAATACACGTATCCTAATAGCCTTACCAATCCTATGGCTATCATGTGTAGTCAATCCCATCATCTTAGCTTTAGTTGGAGAAACATAACCCAATTCAACATCTAATATCATCTTTGATTGGTGCACTATCTTATCAAGTATAAGCACAGGTTCGTGTTCCATGTACTTTTTACCGCTTCCAGGTTGGTCAGGACTATCAAACATATCCCATCTAAGATATAATAATCCTTCGCACTGTTGTCTGTCGTATTCCGATAACTCACTCATGATATTTCTTTTAACTTATCGTTTATCTTCAATCAAAGAACTTATTAGCTGTATTTGCAGCAATGTATCTAACAACGAATATAACACTAACAAACCGAACCACCAAACGTTTTAACATAATATTATAATGTTTTAGAACAAAAACCATCATTCTCCGTTATATTAGTATGATTACTCTATTACCAACAACTAGCGAACAAGAGTTCAATATTATACCAAGGGACTTTACTAGGTTCAAGAATATAGATATAACGATTACCGAGGATGGTTCAGGTGCTACGGAAACATTTACCGATGCAACTGTATTCGAGAATGGTGACTATATCTGTGTTGCACAAGCCTTTACAATACTCAGGGAAAACTATATGTATTACATAGAGATTACCAATGAGAGTGAGAATTGGTGGAGAGGTAAGGCTAGATGCACCAGTCAAACAGATACAAAACAAAAACATACTTTACGAGATGGAACTGATGAAGGGTTTGTTATACAGACTAAAACAGAGGATTTTCCAGTAATAAACAGTTAAGATGAAAAACAATAAATTAAAGATTGTTAATGCCAAACCTAAGCCTAAAGGCAATGCAAGAGGTGTTATAAAGTTCTCTAAGAATGAGGTTAATGAAACCCCTGTTGTAAAGGAAGAACGTAATGCTTTCGGCAAACAATTCATTAAGTATGGTGAGGATAACGATTTCTATAGTAAACTTATAGACCTATACTTATTAAGCCCTACCAACTCACGATGCATCAATGGCATCTGTGATATGATATATGGTAAAGGACTTAATGCAACTAACAGCGAAGAGAAGAAAAAGGAGTATGCTGAAATGAAATTGTTATTTAATCCTACTGATTTACGCAGGATGATTAATGATTTAAAGCATCTTGGAGAAGGTATGGTACAGGTGATGTACAATAATGATAAGTCCAGGATAATTCGTATCATACACACACCAAGGGAAACATGGAGAGCAGCTAAGGCCGTTAATGGTGTTGTAAGAAAGTACTATTACCATCCAAATTGGGTTGACTATAAAAGAAATGATAAACTAAAAGAATTACCTACATTCAAGAATGGTTCTAGTAAAGAATTAGTTGAGCTTTATATATGGAAGCCTTATAGAAGTGGATTCTATTACTATTCACCACCTGATTATCAAGGGTGTTTGCAGTACGCTGAGTTGGAGAAAGATGCATCCAATTATCATTTGAATAATATGAAGCATGGTTTCTCCCCATCCATTTTGGTCAACTTTAATAATGGTGTTCCACCAGAAAAAACTCAACAGATTATAGCTGATAAGATACATGATAAATTAACAGGCTCTAGTGGAGATAGATTAGTTGTAGCATTTAATGATGACCCTGAGGATGCTGCTACGGTTGATGCAGTACACTTACCTGATGCACACGCACAGTATCAATTCATTGCTGATGAGGCTAGGGAGAAGATAATGCTTGGTCATGGTATTGGTTCACCTATTCTATTAGGTATAAAGGATAATACAGGCTTTGGTAATAATGCAGAAGAGATTAGAACAGCATCTATCCTTATGGATAATAATGTTATAGTACCATTCCAAAGGATGATTATAGGTGGTTTGGATGAGTTATTGTTCTTCAATGGAATAGTACTTAATCTTTACTTTGAAACATTACAACCTATTGAATTTACAGAGGTTGATAATATCAAAACAAAGATACGAAGGGAAGAGGAAACTGGTGAAAAGTTATCAGCTATGGATGACCTACATGTAGAGGACTTTGATGATGAAGATGGTGATGATATTATAAGCCAATTAGAGGGGCTAGGAGAGACTATCTCTGATGAATGGGAACTCGTACATAAAGAAATTGTAAAAGACTCGGAAACACCCTTTAAAATGCCTGAGACGATGTCTGAGGCTAACCCCAACAAGCCCTCTTCACAAGATAGTGGTGTTTTCAAGGTAAGATATGCTTATTCACCTGTCAGAAATTCAGCTGATTCAAGGAAGTTCTGCAAGCACATGGAAGGGTTCACATCCAACAAAGTTGTGTTCAGAAAAGAGGACATAAATATGATGAGTTTCAGGGGTGTTAATAAGGAATTAGGACACAATAAAAGGAACTATTCCCTGTTCAAATTCAAAGGTGGTAAGAATTGCCATCACTATTGGGAATTAAGGGTATATAAAAAGAAGGTCAATGAATCCAATAGGGCATCAGAGGATAAGGTTTCAGTAAGTAATCCTGATGAAACACCAATCAGACCAATAGATATGCCTAATAAAGGAGCATATCCAGGAGCAAATTAATATATAATGGCAGATAAAGCATATTTCATATCAGTAGCAGAGTTAAAAAGGAAGTCCATTATTGATGGTAATGTAGATGGTGATAAACTTATGCAGTTCATAGAGGTTGCACAGGATATGCACCTACAGAACTATCTAGGAACTAATTTATATACACACTTACAGGGGCTTATTACAGGTGCAACAATAGATGATGGAGGTAATTCTGATTACAAGGATTTACTTATTGACTATATTAAGCCTATGTTGGTGTGGTATAGTCAGGTAGAATATCTACCATTCGCTATGTTCCAAATACAGAATGGTGGAGTATATAAACATTCTAGCGAGAAAGCTGAAACAGTTACATTGGATGAGATGAGGACAATGTTATCCAGTGCAAGGGACAAAGCAGAGTTTTATACTAGGCGGTTTGTTGACTACGCTTGTGATAATGAGGATTTATTCCCCGAATACAATACAACGAGTTCTGATTCAGACATGCACTCAGACGGTGACGTTAACTTTACAGGCTGGGTGATATGAGTATAAAGAAAATGTACAAGCCAAAGAAGGCAAACGTGGAAAAACTGGATAAGTATATTGAAAAACTCAGAAAGAATGGAGAGCTACATGATGATTGCACCGATAGGGAAAGAAATACCGATAGAGAATGAGGATAAACTCATACAATATTAGGAAAGTCCTTATTATTCCTTCTATTTAGTTGGTAAAGTCCCTGATATTGTGTATCTTGCGGACTAATTATACTGGTTTTTGAGTACTTATAGTACTCTTAGGTGTATAAATTCAAACCATGAAAGAAAAGCAAGAAAGCAGACCAAGATTAAGTGGTTCATTATTAGCGAACCATAGAATGTTCACAAAGGAAGAGGAAAGGGTGTTGGTTATAGGAGACAACCACCATCCTTTTTGTCTTGATGGATATTTGGAATTTTGTTATAAAACGTATATGGAGTATAACTGTAACAGGGTAGTCCATATAGGTGATGTAGTCGATAACCATTATTCAAGTTTCCATGAAACCGATGCAGATGGCTTTGGTGGCGGATATGAATTGGAAAAGGCTATAGAAGCATTGAAGCCTTGGAAAGAGGCTTTCCCTTATGCTGATGTTCTTCTCGGAAATCACGATTTGATAATAGCAAGGAAAGCTCAATCAGGTAGTGTACCTAAGAAATGGATTAAGTCTTATCAAGAGGTATTGGAGATACCTGACTGGACTTTCCAGGAAGAACTTATCATAGATGATGTGATGTACATTCATGGTATGGGTTCTAAGGCACATATAAAAGCTGTTAAGAATATGATGTCAACAGTACAAGGTCATCACCATACATCTTGTTATACGCAATGGCATGTGGGTAAAAGGGATAAGATATTCGGTATGCAAGTTGGTTGTGGTATAGACCAGAAAGCATATGCAATGGCATACGGCAGATGGTTTCCTAAGTCAGCAATAGCTTGTGGAGTAGTATTAGGTGGTCATACACCGATTAACGTAATGATGGATTTATAATGGAATTTAAAGCTAAGTGTACAGAGGTAGAGAATAGACCTGATTACTATGATTTGGTGTTGTCAACATACAAAGAGAAGGTAGAAGGAAGGTTTGAGCGTTCAGAGATAAGACACTTGATAGAGATATTGGATAACTCAATAAACGTAGGGGGATGAAAAACTATAAACTAATATTATTCTACGCTTTTATCCTGTTCGCAATGGGTTGTGGAACAGTAAAAAAAAACTTACATACCGTTACAACGAGTGTAAGCGATACCTTGGTAGTAAAGACAGAGGTAATAAAAGCACCGTCATTAAATTCTACACTTATAATAAAGGAATTATGCGACAGTATTACGTCAGAGCCAAAGCCTTTCAGTCAAAGTTTTACGGTAGGTAAAGATACAGTGTTCCTAGAAATTGTTGACAATGAACTACTATTAAACATAGAAGTACTTGAAAAAGAGTTACTTAGACGTGATAGT